CAGAACTCTTGTTGAGTGCTTGAACCTTGCGGCCTCTTGTACCGCAGCATTTCTATTAGGCTATACATTATTCATCATCCTCTTCTACCATTATCCAAACACCTTGAGCATTCTTTTCCCAAGTGTTATCATCATCTACAATCTCTGAGTCAGACACATCTAAGCCATCCTCAAGGGTACACTTGACACTGTTGGGGTATACAAAATTGTCCCAATCTGATATAAAGTAATCAGACTCATAGTCTCTAGGTGATATATGCTCACCCTCTGACTCACAGTATATAGCATCACCGTCAGCCCACCACTCACCATCAGTACAATATACGTAGTTAGTATCTCTAGCATACTCAGACACATTGTCTGTAACATAGTTACCACTACCGTTTACAAGCCACACCTCAACCAACTCATTGTTATGCACCATCTCATTGGCTGCATCACAGTATGTATGCGTGTTGTTGTAGCAGCACTCACAGTAATTCTCGTCGGTCCACTCTGAGTAGTAGTACTCATCCTCATCCAGACTGTCACCACATTCTGTGCAGTTGGTGTAGTGCCTACTACCAAGCACACCCTGATAGTCACTGGCTGATATATCACCACCACATTCTATCACAAGCTGATCACCATCATCTTCTAATTGCTGGGGCATCAGGTCTAGGTATGGCCCAATGAAACCATTCTCGTACTCAACCCTTTTGAGTCTTGCACCTACCCAACTAGCACCATCTTCATAACCCACAGCATTGATACTGTCAAGGTGTGCCTGTATCTGATCCATAGAATGCTCACACACACCATAGATAGGGCCAGCTTGAGGCCTGCTGTCACCGTCAGCTACCCTGATCACACAACGACCAGCTATGAGACCGTTAGAGTCCTCCAACCAGATGATCTCAAAGTCACCACTAGCATAGATAGACACAGGGTGTACTGGTAGACGCTCAAACTTATACCGCATGCAAGAGTGGGCTGAAGCTTTTCTAGTAGTGGTAGTACGTGGGTTGTCCATCTCAGCTTGATCGTGTGAGTAGGCATGAACAAAGTTATCAGCCTCACGCCCTGTCTTGAGTGTGTACTTACGCAAGCTGAACCTCTCACGAAACTGATCACCAAGTAAAGCAATCTCACTGTCATCAAGCTCAGGCAGTATGTACTTGAAGGCACGACCTGCTTTCATAGCAACCTGCCTGTCATTGTCAGAGTCCTTGCGTGTCTGAAAGATACTGATCTTACCGTGATATCTTTCAGACCTGACAGGTTGGATAGCACGTATACGTAGCAACCAGTTCTGACCATTACCTTCTTTGTCATAGAAGTTAGCCCAACGATCACGTAGCCATGCCACTAGAAGATCATCAGTGAAACCGAAACAACTATCATCCTCATAAGGGCCAAACTTCTGCATGACTGTATCAGTAGGGTGGACATTGGATACCCTACGTACAATGAACCCATTGTCACTTGGTGTAACACCAAAGGTGACACGAACAAGACTATCACAGATAGTGATGAAGCCACCGACAAGATTACCGTTGAGGTGTATCTCATCATTAGGTTTGAGTGGGTACGTCTTCCAACGCTCAATGTACGTGTCAACTAAGTAGTCACTGTTGTCAGTGATACCACGACCAACACAGACATTGGTCTGCTTGGCAAGCTCAGGGTCTACCATTACTATTTCATATGGCATAGTCATCTCCTATAGAGATAGGGGTGAACCCTCACACAGTAGTGCATGAGGGGTATTGCTTTCATTCATTATTATTAAGTGATTGTTGGAAGTCAAGGATTTTATTCTGCAAGTTGGCAGCAAGGCTCTCAAGCTCATCCATCTTGACACGGTAAGCATCCTTCCGCTTGCTCACTTCAGTCATTGCTTTTCTGTGCAAGGTAGCCACATCATTGTCTGACCTGTCAGACTTGAGGTTGCGGCCATAATGCTTGTTAGGGTAGCCAAGATCTTTGCGCCACTTGTGTAGTGAAGGTAGAGAAACGCCGATCTTTTCTACCGTCTGATCACCAGTATGTGTACTATAGTACTGACAAGCCTCATGCTTTTCTGCAAGAGTGAAGAAGGCATCACCAATCCTGTTGTGTCGTTGGGCACCACCCTGTGCAACAGCTTGCTTATACCAAGAGACTACAGTCACCGTGGACACACCCATTTTTATTGCGGTGTCACGCATAGAGTGATCCATGTACATGGTTACAGTTGCATCTTTAAAATCTTTTGTGTAACTAGCCATAGTGTGTTCCTTTCATAGAACATTATAAAGGCACCGTCTCAGTACCATAAAGCACACCTCTCCGAAGGTGTACTCTAGGTAGTGATCAGGGTGTTGCCACCCATAGGATGAGCATGAGTAGGAACACGCAGCACCCACCCATGATAGTGTTGAACCAATACCATTTACTCATTACAATATCCTTTCATACCTCATGGTGTCACCACCCTTAATTTTACCTGCCCACTCACACCCCAAGGGGAGATTGCGTAGCACTTCATGTGGCAACTCCATACCTACACCAGCAAGGCGTGACACCTTGCCAGTCTTTACGTTTACCACCCTATAGACTTTGTACTTGAGCCTATTAGGGTTGGTACTCTTTCCGCCCATTATAATCCTCCATTTTGTATTTGGTTAAAAGATACTGAGCAATCAACTCAGCTGAAAATTTAGACACGCCGCCCATCGTAGTGAGGACGGTGAGTAGGTCATCGTGTATGCGCTGTTGGTTATTCATTTAACAACATCCAAACTCCACCCATAGGCAGGTTAAAGGTTTCTGTTTCCTCAAGGCTAAAGAGTGATCTGGTATTATCACACCACCCATCAGTATTAGACCAGAACAAACGGTCACTGTGTACTTGAGTAATCACATACACAGGTTCTTTAGGCCAGTCACCATTGATTTTATTCTGTTGATTATTCATCACAGAACACCACGATCATTACACCAATCACACCACCCACTAAGGCAGGGATAATGGGCGAGAATATTAATACGTCTATCATTAGTTAATCCTTTCCATTGAACACAGAAAGCGCCCCATCATTAGGACGCTATCAGTAGTCAAGTGGTCACACCCCACGCTTGTACATGGGGTGCTTAGTTTGGGTCAGGCATAGGCAGGCATCGCCGCATACGCTTGCTTGAGGTACGCAATCTGCGCATCACTCATCTTGTCACCCTTATCAGGGTCAATGCCTTTCTTGGCCTTACGCTCCAAGCCCTCAATCAGGCTAAGGAACATGGCATCAGCATCAGTGGGCTTGTACGCAGCTTCAGGCTTGAACTCCCAAAACGGCTTGGCCTTGGCAGCTTGAACCTGATCCACAGTGATCTTGGTACGCTTGGCATGATAGGCAAACGTATCATCCTCAGACCACACAAGCCCCGCCATATGAACACCCCAATCTTTGAAGGCATTGGAACGAACCATCACAGGCAACGCATCAAGCAACATATTCATGTGCTTGGCTGCGGTAGAAACATCCTCACTCACACACCATCTGTTTAAGATAGAACAGGCAGCACGATGAATGTCTTTTTGCAAAGACCCACCACGCTTGGCGATACTGGTAATCATGTCAACAATTTTCTCGTCTGTTTTGATAAAATTCATAGCGTAAACTCCATGTGTTGCTATCCACCACACACTCAGAATAAATGTGCAGTGCAAGCAACACCAACACCATCACACCCCACGTTGGTTGGCAGGGTAGGATAGCGTTAGGTTTACTTACCATGCGGCTTCTGCATCTCAGCATAGTCCACCGCAAATATGAAACCACCGCCATATAAATTTAGATCAATTGACAAACACAGATGCAGCACTGTTAGACAGCACACACATATAATGTGTAAACGCATGAAATATTTATATGACGCTTAGAGGGTTGCGGCACCTTGCCTAAGCAAGCCTTACACCACTATTCTTATCAGGCAGCACCACACCACCACACAACCCCGTCAGGAATTTTATGTAATCACTAGTTGGTTTCATGGCACTCCCCTATTCCCTCAAGGATAGGATGCGAATGATAGACTAGCTAGGTAATTGCGGTGGCCTAACTTAGACCTAGGGAGTAGAAACCCTAGCGGCGACATTCCGAAAAACCTTGAAACCATATAGCCATACAAACAAAAGATAGTATACATCTAATAAGTATGGTTCTTGTAAGTCATTGAAAACAAACGAAAACAAATATTATTATTATGTTGATATGGGGTTGTTGCGAATGGTTCTCAATAAATAAAAACGAATCACTACTAAAGTATAGGTTTCTTTTTATACTATAAAGAGACTCTATAGGTTGTGTTGGTACAAGGTATAGTTGTGTTATGTATAGACTGGAGATTATTCATAACAGGAATAAATTATTCATGTATAAGAGTTGTCGTATAAAAGATAATGTATAAGACATAAGGTAGAAGAGATAATGTATAAGACATAATATAGAAGAACTCTTATATAAGACATAAGGTATAAGACATAGGGCAGCATGTATTACCTAATAGGGGTAGGGGTATATGTCTAGACATAATGAGTATAGGTATAGTGTAAAGAGCATGACCTTACTTACAAACAGTAACCCCTTGAAAACACACGGTAAAATCCCAATTATGTGATGTCTATAATCCTACATTGTGTAGAAAACATAATGATATCAAGGGGTTAGAGCTTAAAGTGATACATTAACTAGGGAAAGCTGAGGTAATCGCCATGAATACAGCAAGGGGGGCATGGGCCACCCGGCATGCCACGGTATACGTATATACCCAATGACAGCGGGGAGTCAAATACACTTGGTAACTACATCAACCACTACCTTAACCCCCACACATACGTTCTACTTATAGACCTATACATAATACTTATACATAATGTTAATCATAATCCTGCCCCACAGAGCTATCTCTATGCCTACGGTAGGTAGACCCCCATGAATCTACGAGATGACCCCTTAGAGAGCAGCTCACAGCCTGTCAGAGGGTATTCTGTCCCAGTGTTATACCCCATCCTCGCCGTTAAGAACGCTTTAAGTATTAATTGAACGACTGTTCAATAAGTAATCGTAAAAACTTAAAGTTTTCTCTTGACATCTGCACAGAATGTGGTATAATTAAGTATAACCTTAAGTAACTTAGTACTTAAAGTAACTTAAAGTACACTTAAAGTCTATTATTACTTATATATTATAGTATTAATAATACTTTAAGTACACTTTAAGTACCACCCAAGGATTTTTCTTAGATTCTTTGTCGTTCCCTCTTGACATAGGGAATTTTTTAGGTATAACTACCCATGTCCAAAACTAAAACCTACTCTAGTGATAATGTCCTAGAGGAATTTTACCTAGCACTAGCTGACCAAGACGAAGGAAGACTACGTAAAGTACACATTCCAAGGTCTGACGTCTTCTACGTCCGAGAAGCAATATTTCAAGATACTGGCGTCAAGTATACTCTAGATCGTGTTGAGAGAGCCATGTACCTAGAGGGTCATCTTGCTGCCAAAGACGTATTTCAACCACGAACAAAAAGGGATTGGGAGTAATGCCAGAGATTATTATGGAACGTGTACTTAAGTGGCAAATTATGCCACGCATTATGATGCTTGCAGTTACTATCTTAACATATCAAACAGTTCATTGGTTTATGACCCTACCTGATCCTTCTATCCAACAGAGTGGCCTAGTGTCTATCTGTATGGGAGCCTTAACAGGATGCTTTGCTGTATGGCTTGGCAATGAAAAACACTAATAGTCCTATCCATAAAGAAGTAAATAGGTTTATGTGGATCATCAAGGGTCACTTAGTACCTAATGGTCACAGCGAGAAAGACTACGAAGAGATACATAAAAGTTACCTCCACAGAATATGGGGGAACCACGAAGCTCCTATCCATGAAGAAGGATTTGAGGAAGCTTACAAGGAAAAGTACGAATGATTGGTCAACTCATAGGAAGTATCACTGGTCTAGCCACCAGTATCATAGACGGTAAGACCCAGATCAAACTTACTGAAGCTGAGATCAAGAAGAAGCAGCTTACAGGAGAGATTGACTGGGACTTAGAAGCAATGAGAGCTACTGAGAACTCATGGAAAGATGAATGGATTACGTTACTATTCTCTATCCCATTGATCTTAGCTTTTTGTGGTGAATGGGGTAATGCTATAGTAGCCCAAGGGTTTGCTTCACTAGAGATAATGCCTCAGTGGTATCAGATTGCTCTAGGTGGAATCGTAAGTGCCAGCATTGGGATGCGTTCAGTGACTAAGTTCTTTGGAAAGAAATAACGTAATACCTATCCCTCAACTATCAGAGGTAGATAAGCAATACATCACCCTAGAGAAACAACAAGAGTTAATACGAGAGCAATCAAAGCTCATAGCGGAGAAACAGAATGACTTTCAAACTATCAACACGTAGCACTGACCGCATGGCTGGCATTGAGCCTGACCTGATTGAAATGGTTAAGACTGCTATCACCCTAACTAAAGTAGACTTTGGTGTTACATGCGGTATGCGTACCCTAGCAGAGCAGGAAGCTCTAGTAGCTAAGGGTGCCTCCAAGACAATGAAGAGTAAGCACCTAGAGGGCCGTGCAGTGGACCTAGTGGCCTACGTAGGTTCTAACGTTACTTGGTCTTTGAATATGTATGATGACCTAGCTGATGCTATGGCTAAAGCCTCACGTAAACATGGTATCCCCCTGAAGTGGGGAGCTGCGTGGACAGTAGGTAATATTGCTGATTATCAAGGGACAATGGAAGACGCAATGAATGACTATGTTGATCTTCGTCGTTCTCAAGGTCGCAGACCGTTCATTGATGCACCACACTTTGAAATGATGTAATGTTTACCTTCGTTCTCTTAATCTATCTTGGCATAGATAGAGAGCTTATAGAATACGAAATGGTCTTTGATAACATAGAACATTGCAACTACTACGCTAAAGAAGTAGTAAGACGGTACAGTACACATGGCATAGCACTAGAAGATCGTGCAGTTGCTTACTGTGTACCAAAGAGATTTGGCGTTGAAGATTAGTATATTATAAGTTGGGGGGGTGAAGCTAGGCGCCGGTGTTTCCCCCAATATTTATAAGGATTCACTATGGCTATCCCTGAACGAGTCAAGACTAAGATGAAGGAGGAAGGGTTAACTAAAGTTAATACCCCAAAGAAAACCCCTAATCATAAAACTAAGTCTCATTGCGTTATGGCTAAAGAAGGAGATACCTATAAATTTATCAGGTTTGGGCAGCAGGGCGTTAAAGGTGCAGGTAAAGCTCCCACGACTGCGAAAGATAAAGCCCGTAAAAAAAGTTACTACGCAAGACATGATGCACAAGGGAAGACAACAAGCAAACTGTCAGCAAAATACTGGTCCCACAAAGTCAAGTGGTAGAATAGATATAAAGGTTTAAGAGATGCCCCCTGTAATATATTATCTTGGTGGAGTACTAGTTAGAGCTACCACTAAAGCAATTAGAGATCGTTTGATTGCTCAAGGCTTTCGTAAAGCTACAAAGGGGCAAATTAATAGTACACTCCCTACTGTAACTGGTACTGAGAATAATCTTATTTCTCTTATCACTCGTGCTAAAAATGCAATTAGTGGTGGTAAACCTGCAGCTTCTGGTAAACCTCCAGCAAGCAATAATAAACTAGGTGGTAGTGGTCAATCTGCAACTGGACGTAAACTTGGTTCCAGACGGATGGCAAACTTTGGCAAAGTTCGTGGTGGTAAAGGTAGAGCTGAATCTATGGCTAAAGCTAAACCACCAACTGTTAAGATTAAATCTAAAGATAAAGTAAATCCTTCACCTAAAAGTACTAACAAAGGAGTAACTACGGGTGCAACCATTGCAGGTTTAATTGCTGCTGCCGCATTAGGTAAGGTAGCTTATGATGCCTATATAAGAAATAATTCTCCAACTGTTACTCAGATAAAAGCTGCAGAGAAACAGATAAAAGCAGCAGCTAAGGATAACCGCAGCCAACCATCTAAAGAAGGTAGTCTTGTTGGTACTGCTGGTACTCAAGGAAGTATGCAGAAAGCTAGACGCATAGAAGCAAAAAAATTAGAAATTAAAAAACGTAAAGCTGCAGAGCTAGATGCTGCTAAAGCTGACGCAAACAGAAAAGATACACCTGAACGTAAAAGGCGTATTAACAACATGGTAAGATTTGCAGCAGTAGGCGGTGGCGCAGGGCTGGTAAAAATTCGTGAAGACGCAGATAAAAAAGCTCTTACTGAAGTTTTAAATAAAAAGATTGCAAGTAGAAAATCTACAGCAGCAAAAGAAAAAGCTAAAGCTAGGGCTGGTGAATACAAAAGTCTTGCTTCTGCAAAAAAAGCAGGTAGTTTATATTACATGCATAAAGGTAAAGGACTTCGTGCTGCTATTACTGCAGAAGAAACAGAATCAGCATCTAAAAGAATCCGTGGTGAGGCCTTGAAAAAAATAGGGGAGGGTAAATAAAATGTACGGAACCAAAAAGAAAACATCAAGCTATAACAAAGGCGGATCAATGCCTATGGTTATGAAAGAGGGCAAGAAGGTACCAGCCTATGCTGCTGACGGTGTTGGCAAGATGAACAAAGGTGGTATGACCAAGAAGAAGATGATGGGTGGCGGCATGGTGAAATACAATAAGGGTGGAATGCAATCTAATCCCGGTACAGTAAACACTATGGCAACCTCAAGCTTTCCTTCTAAGGACTCTGTAGTAAACAGGAAGCCTATGACTAAGAATGGCACTATGACCTACAACATGGGTGGCATGGTTAAGTCTCAGGTAGATAACCTTAAGAAAAAGAAAAACGCATAACGGGGTTGCAATCTTGTATGTAGTATGATAGAGTAACCTGTGGTATAACTGTCTCTGGTAAAAAGGAGATAACCATGTTTAAACGATTTATTAAAGCACTACAGGAAAGCCAACAACGAAGAGTATCATACTGGCAACTTAGCAATATGACGGACTCAGCTCTAAAAGACATAGGGGTCACACGTGGTGAAATTAAACAAAAGTTCTACGGTAAAGAAAGCACCTAAAGCAAAGCCAAAGGGGTATGCTAAAGGCGGTTCAACTGTAAATGCGGCGGGTAATTATACTAAGCCTACTATGCGTAAACGTATTTTTAATTCAGTTAAAGCAGGAAGTAAGGGTGGAAGCCCCGGCCAGTGGTCGGCCCGTAAAGCACAACTTGTTGCTAAAAAATACAAAGCTAAAGGCGGGGGATACAAGGCATGAAGGGCGTAAAGCATTATAAGAAGGATGGTACTGAACATAAAGGTGGTACTCACAAGATGCCTGATGGTTCTTTGCATACTGGTAAAGCACACGGTAAAACAAGTGTAAAGTTATTTCACTATAAAGACCTAAGTAAAGCAGCAAAGGCTAAAGCAGATGGCATTGACAAAAAGTCAAAAAAGTCTTAAGTCTTGGACTAAACAGAAATGGACTACTAAGAGTGGCAAGCCCTCAACACAAGGGCCAAAGGCCACCGGCGAAAGGTATCTACCTAAAGCGGCTATTAAGTCTCTTAGTGATTCTCAGTATGCCGCAACAACTAGAGCCAAACGAAAAGGCACTGCTGCGGGTAAGCAGTTTGTGGCTCAACCTAAGAAAGTTGCAGCCAAAGTAAAGCCGTATAGGAAAAAAACATGATTAGATACATAAAACGTATATTGTGCGCCTTGCTTAATCGTGAGTGTTCATGTAAGAAGTGTGTTTGCGCATGAGAAAACTTACAGAAAAACAACAGATATTTCTTGATGTACTGTTTGAGCAAGCACAAGGTGATCCTGTAAGAGCTAAACGTCTTGCAGGTTATGCTGATACTATGTCATCTACAACTATTACTGCTGCACTACAGGATGAGATTGTTGAACTTACTAAGAAGTTTATTGCCACTGCTGGTAGTAAAGCTGCATACTCTATGATGCAGGTTATGACTAACCCTACTGATCTAGGTAATAAAGAAAAGATGGCAGCAGCTAAAGACTTTCTTGACCGTGCTGGGTTTGTAAAGACAGACAAAGTAGAAATTAAAGCAGATAACCCTGTATTTATATTACCGCCTAAAAATGAAAGTTAATAAAACTTGGAAGCTCCCTGAGCCAGAGCTAGTTGATGGTGAGTATGAGTGGTTGTCTGTCGTTAGAGTAGGCAGAGTTGTGCCATTTGGCTATAGACAAGACCCTGAAGATGATGATATACTGCTACCAATCCCAGAAGAACTAGAAGCTTTAGAAGAAGCTAAGAAATATCTAAAGCAATATAGTTACAGAGATGTAGCCAACTGGATAAGTGAGAAGTCAGGTAGATATATCTCTCACGTGGGTCTAATGAAGAGAGTTAAACTTGAACGAAAACGTAAAGCAGAAGCTTCAACGCAACGCTATTACGCTGAACGCTACAAAGAAGCGGCGGCAAAAGCGGAAACCCTTGAAAGAAACCGTATTGGAGCCAGAGCTTCAACCAGTTCCAGCGAGAGTGAAGCCAGAGCCGATTGAGGTAGAGAAAGCTCAAGACGTTATCTTTGAGCCTAATCCCGGTCCTCAGACAGACTTTCTCTCAGCGTCAGAACAAGAGGTACTATATGGTGGAGCGGCTGGTGGTGGTAAGTCTTTTGCTATGTTGGCCGACCCTGTTAGGTATTTTAATAATCCATTATCTTCTATGCTGTTGGTACGGAGAAGCACAGAAGAACTCAGAGAACTTATCTCAGTCTCCAAACAGCTCTACCCAAGAGCAATCCCCGGGATTAAGTTTATGGAACGTGACAAGACGTGGGTAGCTCCAAGCGGTGCAACTCTCTGGCTCTCATACCTAGATAGGGACGATGATGTACAAAGATACCAAGGACAAGCTTTTAACTGGATTGGTTTTGACGAACTTACACAATGGCCTAGCCCTTATCCTTGGAACTATATGAGATCACGCCTACGTACTACTAGGAATAGTGGTCTAGGTTTATATCAAAGGGGTACTACTAACCCCGGTGGAGCAGGTCATCAGTGGGTTAAGAAGACTTTTGTAGACCCAGCCCCACATAATACTAGCTTTAATGCTACTGACATGGAAACGGGAGAGGTCATTGCTTGGCCTAAAGGTCACACAAAAGAGGGTCAGCCGTTGTTTAAACGCAGGTTTATTCCTGCTACTCTATTTGATAACCCGTACCTAGCTGATGATGGACTATATGAAGCTAACCTACTATCACTACCAGAGCATCAACGTAAGCAACTACTTGAAGGTAACTGGGATGTAAATGAAGGTGCTGCTTTCCCTGAGTGGAATAGACAAGTACACGTCATAGAACCCTTTGAGATACCCAGTGGCTGGGCAAGGTTTAGAGCATGTGACTACGGATACGGTTCTTACTCAGGGGTTGTTTGGTTTGCTGTAGCTCCTGATGAACAACTGATTGTTTATAGAGAAATGTACTGCTCAAAGGTTATAGCTACTGACCTAGCTGATATGATACTAGAAGCAGAGGATGGAGAGAAGATACGCTACGGAGTCCTTGACTCATCCCTCTGGCATAAGCGTGGGGATACTGGTCCAAGTCTAGCTGAACAAATGATTATGCGGGGCTGTAGGTGGAGACCTGCTGACAGGTCCAGAGGTTCAAGGATTGCAGGTAAGAATGAGATACACAGACGATTACAAGTAGATGACTTTACAGAAGAACCAAGGCTAGTCTTTTTTAATACTTGTAGCAATACTATCTCACAGATACCAGCTCTACCACTGGATAAGAATAACCCTGAAGACGTAAACACACACTCAGAAGATCACCTATACGATGCAATCAGGTATGGGGTTATGACAAGACCACGAAGCAGTTTGTTTGATTTTGACCCTGCAACACAACGATCAGGGTTTCAAGCAAGTGACCCAACCTTCGGTTATTAAGGATACACTATGGACGAATTTGAAGAAAGCATGGGCATGGACGTTGAAGAGGCTACCTCTTTGGATGACATGAAAGAAGATACTTATAGTGATCCTCTCGCAGGTAGCATTGTAGGCCTTGTACAGAAACACTATAAGAAAGCATCTGACGCCAGAGAAACAGAAGAAACACGTTGGATACAAGCTTACCGTAACTACCGTGGCCTTTATGGTCCTGATGTACAGTTTACTTCTACAGAAAAATCCCAAGTCTTTGTCAAAGTAACTAAGACTAAAGTCCTTGCAGCTTACGGTCAGATCATTGAGGTACTCTTTGGCAACAATAAGTTTCCAATCACTGTAGACCCTACTGTACTTCCTGAAGGTGTAGCTGAGTCTGTACACTTTGAATCTAATGATGAGATAAAGAAAGCACAAGGTCCAAGCCCAGAAGATACTAAGCTACTTCCCGGCGAGACTATGACTGATCTTAAAGAACGTCTAGCTGGTTTAAAGAATAGCCTAGCTCCTGTAGAAGATCAACTTAAAGAAGGTGTGGGTAGTACACCTACACAGATTACATTTCATCCAGCAATGGTATCAGCTAAAAAGATGGAAAAGAAAATCCATGATCAGCTTGATGAATCCAATGCAAACAAACAGTTACGTGTAGCTGCTTTTGAATGCGCCTTGTTTGGTACAGGCGTAATGAAAGGTCCGTTTGCTATAGACAGAGAGTATCCTAATTGGAATGAAGAGGGTGAGTATAGCCCTACTATTAAAACTATCCCACAGACTTCCAGTGTATCTCTTTGGAACTTCTACCCTGACCCTGATGCTGCTAACATGGATGAGGCTGAGTACGTTGTAGAACGTCACAAAATGTCACGTACACAAATACGTAATCTTAAAAGACGGCCTTTCTTTAGAAGTAATGCTATAGACCTTGCCATAGCTGACGGTGAGTCTTACACCAAAGAATGGTGGGAGCAAGCTATGGAAGATGATGCTCAGGAATCTAAAGCTGAACGCTTTGAAGTCCTTGAGTTCTGGGGTAACGTAGACACTGAGGTTCTTGAAGGACACGATATAG